TCTTGGAAGCATCCCCGGCACGGAAATCACCATAGGAATTAAGCACGTCCGAAAAACTGATACCCTCAACAATAGAGTTTACCTTTGTCTCGTCCGTTATACCCTCTGCCTTTTTGGTGGCAATACGGGTAAGAATAGCAGTGTCCACCCCAGTAAACTTGGTTTGGAGGCCCGCTAAGATTTGTTCTAAAATTGTCATACTGTATGAATTAAAATTTGAGATTCAATTTGCAGAAGTAAAAATACCGCCAATACAGATGATTAGTAAATATTTAAGCTTCCGATTCACGACAATGAGTTGATTGTCGTGAATACGGTATAAAAGTAAGGAGGAAACAATTAAAGGGGAAATAATTAGGTTGTATAGCATTCACTAAGAAAAGGTTGTGAAGAAATCAATTTAAAATTCTATTTTTGCTGTAAAATAAAGTAACAGTATGGACTATATAAATAAAGGAACTTGTATTTTTTGTGGTAAAGATGTAACTCAAACGACATTTAAAGAGAAGCCACATACTATGCCAAAAAGTTTAGGTAGCATAAATATTGGTGTTGATATTTGCGATGAATGCAATCACTATTTCGGTCAACCTGACGACTTTGTGTTTCCTAAACTTTGTATAGAAGTTTGTGTTAAAGAAATATTTGGACTACCAAAAGCCTTGCTTAACAGAAAAGATAATTCAGAAAGATTAAAGTCAATATATTTCGAATATTGGAAGTCAAAAAGAAAAATAGTTCTCAAATCACATTTTAAGTTTAATGATAGATTTCTAACAACATTTGCAAGACAATTCAAGAGAGGAATATATGAAATGTTCCTTCAAGAATATCATAAAATAACAGGTAATGGATTAGACAATCGATTTAATCAAATTAGGAGATTTGCACGTTATAATATTGGAGATATTCCTTTGTATTATTTAGTCAATAATGGAGTTTACTTAATAGAAGAAAAATTTTCATCTCCTAAGTTTTCCTTTTCCGATTCACAATTTAATGATATAGAAACTTATGGATTTTATACATTAATATTGTATGGACAATGGTTCTTTTTAGAAGTTACCCCAAGAGCTGAACTATCTCGTGAAATTTATTTAAAAATGCAATGTGAAAAAATAAATGTTGGCGGATTTGTATATAGAGATTTAATTGAAATAAAAAGAATTACGGATATAGATTTTAGCTTAAGAAGCTTGTTTGGAGGTAAGTTATTTTAGGCGTGAAACCGAATGAATCACGCCTAAAATATATCACATCAAAAACTTATACTTATACACCTAACACTATATTAGCATCAATATTTAGCTTCCGGCTTATCTCACGAGCAACTTTTAAAGTAGGTTCACATTTACCGGATATATAATCACTTAGCCGTGATGGGCTGACACCAACCAACTTTGCAAGTGATTTTTGATTAAGCCCCATTTCGTACATACGAAGTTTAAGAACATCCACAAGTGTTGGTTCTCCCAATGCAAAATGTTCTTCGGAATAATCAGCAACCAAATTAGAAAGAAGCTCCAATTCTATGCTATTTGGGTCATTCAAAGGAGTATCATCTTTCACTAATGGAAGAAGTTCCTCTACTCTTTTCACCGCCCATTCATATTGGGCTTGATTTTCTATCTTTGTCATAATCCTAAATATTAGCGCAATCTATTTTATCATATTCTTTATGAGTACCAATAAAGCGAATATACACAAACTGAATAGTGAATTTAATCACTACTACCAAACGATAGTTATTGCCTTTGATATTGAAAACATAGTGTTGATTACCTACATTATCAACGCTATTAAACGTTTTCTTAATATCGGCAAAACAGGTCCACTTGCTTCTTTTCACAATGGTAGTCCATTCTTGCAAAGCGACCTTTGAATCGGGATGGTTCTCTGCATATTCTTTTAATGCTTGTTCGGTAAATATTCTCATTGGTTACTCAATTATCGTGTGACAAAAATACATATATAATTCTATAATTCAAAATTATATTCTAATATTTATAATTTAAAAGAGCAAAAAAAATAGCGGCAACTCTTTGAAGCCACCGCTAACTATTTTTCTTATACTAAAACTATAAGTCCCGTAATTTTTCTAACTAAGAGGCGTTTTTCTTTCCCTTATCTCCGATTTGCTCATTCTTTGCTGCTTGTTCCTCTTTAATTTCTTTCAATTCGCTTTCGATGCGGTCAGCATTTCCGGCAAACATGATTCCCTCACGCGTTGACCAGATGCCACCACTGACAGCGGAAACGGCAGTAGTCACCTTATCATTCAAATCATCAATCATATATGGAACCAGTTCTGTTTCTATGTCAATGGTCTGCGATGCCTTGCTAAACTCGGTTGGATTGATAGAGCCTAAAGCGGAAACAATGAAATTTACTCTTCGCTGCAAGAACTCACCGATAACCTCACCGTGATTTTCTACCGCCATATGTGCACCCATGAACATAAAGCGGAAAGCGGTTCCTGATGCTTTGCCTACCCCCTTCAACGTCTCAAACGATATTCTTGGAGTGTTTGACATATCATAAGCCATATTAGTGAGTGTTTCTGCTTCAAATTTTACGGTATCTGGCACCTGATTCCATGTTAAATATCGTGCACCAGCCCCCTCTCCTTCCAGTTTTACCATTCTATCCTTTGTCTTACCAGTGAACCCTATCACTTCACCAATTAATTCCAAAATGGGGAAAAAATGATAGTCGATACAATCAGCATAATTGGATAATAGTTTCTCCAACCGGACCCGGAAGGTCTTTATCTTCTTGCAATAAGGTTCAGGACGATAAGCATAGAGAACCGGTAGTTTTGGGAATCCATGAGCAAAAGGAGTTCTTTCTTCATATCCTTTAGACAAATCCCATTGATAAACCATTTTGTCCGTGATAGTCATAAAGCAGATGACCTCCGAATCATCCATGAGCTTCTTTTTATACTCACGTGAGAAAGCAATCATTTTACCTTCGTCGTTAAAGAACGGGTATAGCTTATCACCTCTGAATGGAGACCATAACACGCTTTTCAGTTTCTTGGTGGGCTTGACCTTGCCACCGAACGTAGTCTTAACTTTCTTCCAAAACTTTGCCCAAAACGAATCATCATCGGTAACATACCAATATTCTGCCGCTTCTTGTTCGGAGAGCCAGGCACGGACAATCTTCTTGTTTTGGTATTTGATTTTGTTGGATTTAAATACAGCCTTTACCGCATCCAGCAGCTTCTTTTCATCATCATCAGTCGGAGTGCAATCCATAGACGGTTCTGTGCCGACCGTGAAAGCTGTTTGAATGTTCACTATATCTTGTTCCAATGGAATGGAAATACGGTTCACCGGTTCAGTCTTATACTTTGCTTCGATTTCATAAGTCTTACCAGTTTTTTCATCGAATACTTTTTCGGATTCCTTATCAAGTACTTTTCTGTCCGGATACTTCTTTTTGTCAACCATGATTTCATGTCGTTCCGGATTCCAATCATCCCAAAGTTTGCAACGGTCGGGAAGTTCAGTCTTCCTACCTTTCTTCAGGTAGTTTATCTTCTGCCCGATGTCAGGCAATGCTAATATTTCTTCTAAATTCAATGGCATAGTTTATATTTTTAATGCGTGAATATTCCTGTTAAATCTTTCGGCTTCTGAATCTTACCAAGAAGCTCACCCAAAGCCCAATACCTTGCAGCATCAATGCAGTTATGAACAAGAACTCCATTGGCAAAATATTCATGTTCACCTTCAATGGTCAAATCATATACCTCGCAATAGCTTTCACTTATTGTTTTTACGTCTGTTACTTGCTTGCAGTTTATGTGCGCATTCTTTTGAACAGCATTTGGGCTTAAGATACTTGTTCCCCATGAATGTGATTCCGCAGTATTGGCACACCATTTCTGTCGTACATTTAGGCGAGGTGTACTGCCATTTGTGATGGCATTTCTTTGAGCAAAATCGCTGATGAACATTTGTTGCTGTGAATCGTCCGCCACATTGCTCGCACACTCTCTCTTCGCTCTGTAATCGGGCAATTGCCTTAATTCTTCTTTGATTCCAATTTGATTTTGTATATGCGCCTTTTGTGTTAAGACCCATTCTGACAATATTGTCAATTTTCTCCGGATGTAGCCTATTATGTTCACTTCTTGAAACCGCTTCAAGGTTTTCAATCGAGTTATTGAGCGGATTGTGGTCAATGTGGTGGATAATCTTTCCATTCGGAATTTCCCCATGATAGAATTTGTAAACGGCATGATGCAGCATCTCGCTCTGTTTGTTTCCGTGTCCAAATTTCCAATAGTAATAATTGGGGTGTTTCCCATTTGGATACCGTTTGTACACTCTCCCGTTAAATTCGATAGAACAAACAACTTGTCCCCTTTTGTTAATTTTCCGTACTTCTTCCATTTTCCGTTTGCGTTAAATTTATGTTCTAAGGTAGCAAAAAATGTTCGTTTTTCAAAGCCTATAAAGACTTCTTTTTCAATTACTTTTCTTACTCCGTTATTGTGTTTCTTAAGCACTTTTTTATAACCATTTCGTGTAAGAACATAATCCCCGACCCGAATATCCTTGATAGGAATATCGCCATTTATGGTAGTAATCAGTGTGTCTCCACGAAAGCAGTGGTTGTTTGCATCCACTGGAGTGTTTATATACCTTCCGTCTTTATCTTTATCCCATACATAATTCCTCAGCTCATTTTGCAGGTTGTATGAACGCTTGGTTACGAAAATTTCAAGACTTTGCATTTTGTCAATTCCTGCATTGATTGATCCAGCACCTTTTTCGACGGCATATATCCTTATTCCCCCGTTATGGATTTCTTGTATCAATCTCGGATCTGCGCTATCGGCAATAGTTTTCATGCCCCAGGGTCTAAGCGATTTGACTATATCGGTTGAAAGCAATCCGGTTCGGTAATCTACTTCGTCAAGATATAGTCTATTATCCCATATTCCGCACCTAACTATCGCTGTGGGGTCCATGCTATACCCAAAGTCCAGCCCTATGCCAACTTTTTTGCATTCAGCCGGGAACTCGTCAACAATTCCCCACTTCTTGAACACAGCACCTTCTGCAACGTCAGCCCACCGGCCGATAACCACATGAGCATACTTTTCAGGATTACTCACCTTCATATCTTCCACCTCTTTCAGGAACTCAGGAGAAAGGTTATCCAAGTTATCAAAATACGTAGTATGGATATGGAGCACATTCGGATGAGTGGAAATCTGAACCTGCACACCGTCAATCTCTACCAGCTTGTGAGTTTTCTCAATGTATTTCTTGTAGATGAAGTGATTGGAATCGCATGGGTTCATTATAATGATAATTCGGTTCTGAATACCCTTCTTGCGAATGGAGAGCATTATCTTGTCGAACTCATCTTCGCTTGTCCACTCTTCCGCTTCATCGCAGACGAAAGTCGTAATGCCTTGAATGGATTTCAGTTTTGCAGTCTGGTTTCCGGAAGAAGTCTTGATACCCCGAAACATGATATGGCTCTTAGTCATCTTATTGACTATGTCCGTCTTTGTGGTCTTGAAATATTTCGTGGTACCGTCCAAATCTATCTTCTCCATCATTTCGGGGATGATAGACATACCGGCAGAAACCATCGTGTAACGGGTGTAAAGAATCTGATGAACTATCTTCTCTACGGGAGTCATTTCAAAAGTCAACCGCTCAATAAAGGTAGAAGCATTGAAAGACTTTCCGCTACCACGCCCACCGGTGATAAGAATTATAAATTTTTCCTTATCCTCATATAATGGATGGTAAATTTCTTGAGGTACTATCATTTCAGCTTGTCTTTAATCCAGGAATCAATGTTGATGCCGTGCTCTATGTCTGTTGGAATATCAGCATCTTCATCCTGCTTGCGTTCAATCTTTCTCCAATCTTCATCATGGTGGTACAGCCAAACGGACATGGCTTGAAGGTTGGGGGCCAGTTCGCTTTCGCTGACCTGCAATTCTTCCTCACCGGTCAGATTGCCTTCTGTGTCACGGAGCTTCCTTACCACAGTGCTTTTTGTCTTGATGCCGCCAAGAGCCATAGCAAGGAACTTAGCACGGACGGTGGCGTTGATGGTCGCACGCCCACGCGCTAAGACTTCGGATATTTCGGCGTACTCACTTTTCTTTTCGCAGAAAGTTTGCGGTAAAATCCCTATGGCGTAAGCTATTTCCTTATCAGTGAATCCCTTTTTGGCATACGATTCCACGAGAGAAAGAAAATCCTCGCTTGTATAGTCAAACTTGGGCTTTCTTCCTCCTTTACCTTTCTTTTTTTGAGATTCACTGTTGTTCATATCACTTCAATTTACCACACTTTTCGCATTGCTCGTATTGGAAATCTAAATGTCCTCTCCAAACATAGCGATGAATACAAAAGAAATTCTGCTTAGATACCGCTTTAACCAAATGATAAAATCTCCTACCATATCAATCTATTCTTTCTACTTGTTCATCGAATACTTCCCCCTTCAAGAACTTGGTATTTCCATCATACCCAAACCGTTCACAAAAGGCGGCTTTAGCTTCGTAGGTATTAAATGACAACATCACATAGGCATCCATGTTCTCGGCTTGCTTCTGTGCGTTCTCCTTTACCTGCTGCTTGACTTCCTTCATGTGGGCAACCTTCTCGGCACGTTCCAACCGTTTAGCGGCTTTCTCGGCTTCTTTCTGCTCGGTAACTGAAGCCATCATATCAGACAGAGCGTCTGCGATAGAACTTTCTTCTTCGGTCTGCAAAAGGTAGTCAACACCAATCATGTTTAAGTCGGCATCGGTCAGACCGGCATCTTTCCAGTCAATATCGGGAACGATACGGGCAAGGGCATCGAAATCCCAATTTCCACCGACATTCGGGTTATTGAGAGTGATGTTTAGCTGCTTCTCGGTTTTCTCATCAACATTGATAAGTTCCACCCGAAGCGTATAATCGTTTTCATGCGTGGACTTGTCGTATTTGTTCAGCTCATCGAGAACGGCAACCTTTTGGTGCCCTCCGACAATGGTGTAACCAGTAGCTTGATTTACAACAATACCACCGACCACACCATACAATTTGATAGAACGCTTCAAAGCCTTCTTCCCTTCATCCGAAATCGTTCTCGGATTATAGGAAGCTGGATTTATCTGCGAGCGTTTCAACTCGACTGATTTGCTATTGAAATACTTGTTATCCATTGCTTAATGCAAATCTTCCTGTGCCTACCTTACGTGTTCTATCACGCAAATTCCCATTTCTATCTCTTGCTCCTAACAATCCCATGCCTCTTACACGGCGAGCGGATTGTGTCGCACGTGATATTCTTGCAGCTCTATTATTACCATCTGCATACCTCTGCGCTCCTTGTAATTGAGACCTTAATCTTGCAGCTTGCGCATTAATATCATTCAAACTTTTTCTTCTAACTCGGCTTTCCTTCTATTGCTTTTGTTGATTATTATACTCCCAAAGCACCCTTTCAGCCATTGGGAAAACTTTGTAAATTCTCTGTAAATCTTGCGGGTAATTATTCTCCATCCAAAGCATACAATCAAGATTGAAACCTACTCCCGAACTGGCTTTCAATGAATATCGAACTGGTTCGGGTAATTTGTGCTGCCTCATGTAAGCGAGTATATCCCTCTGATTCCAATCAGCCAATGGATAGACCATGCCGTTGTTCTCGTACCCGTTTACCTCATAGCCTTTCAGCATAAGCCTGCGGTTCATTCCGTCCGCTTTCTTCATGCCCAAGAAGGCGTAATAAACACCATGAGTAAGCTGCATAGCCTTGACCACATCAGTCAGTTTCAACAGTTTAACCTTGGGATTGGGGACACAGTACATACCACATCTGAGAATATAGGTGAGATTCCAATGTGGTACCTGAACAAACTCTATTTTCGGGTATTTAGCTTTAGTCCAGTTTATCCAGCGATTTATATGTTCTAAATCTTTCACAAAATACATGAACACACAAACGATACGGTCAAACTTCGGATAGATTAAATCAAGCAGAACAAGCGAATCTTTACCAAGTGATAAAAACAGCAAAGCCTCATTCGATTTTACCCGAATGAGGTCTATATATCGGTTCGCTTGCTCTACCTTGTTCATGGCTTAACCACCGGATAATCCTAATCCCCTACGTATATTTCCATACTGCTGCCGACGGGTGATGTATCTGCCACCCTGCGACAATCGACCTGTACCAGGAACGGTTAATCCCTGCCTACCACCACGGTAGTTACTTGATGCAAAAGTTGTTCTTCTTCTGACTCAGCTTTTCAATTTTAAAAGTTAAACAAATCAATCTATATGTTTCTCTAATATCTTACCCAAAGTATAATCCATTTGTGCGGCAAGATATTCTTCGCCTTGATATTCGTAAATAATATCGTTACCCTCTTCATCGGTAAGAATGACCACTTCTGCTGCTTTCACTTCAACGATAATATAAGGACGTTTACCTGTATATGCACCTGTCAGAAGCTTGATTGCATCGTACTTGATAGGCTTCAATTCGACTTCGCCCTCTTCAGGCAGTTCTGCATCAGCCGGATATTCTTTGCCGCCACATAGGTAAGTGATATACTTCTTAGCGTTGGTTGGTCTGATTTCACGGTATTCGTGGGTTTTCTTGCCTACCAAGATTTCATCGAAATACTTCTGTTTAATGCTTAATGTAAGAATGTTCATAATCGTGTCAGATTTAAATTAATACTCAATAGTTGCGGGGGGCTGAATCGAACAACCGACCTTCACCAAGTCAAAGTGAAAAGCTACCACTGCTACACCCCGCGATAGTACCCCAAAGGTACTACCACAACCAAAGATAACGAAATATCTTCAATCGTTATACACGACAATCGGCTTATTGTCGTGAACTAAGCCATTTGTCCCGTCTTTCTCTACACGCCTCTAAGGTAGGCGCACAACAAGCAAAGAGTTCACCACTTTCAGTACGGTAATCGTACTGGTACATTCTCACTCTCTTTCTGCCTAACTTCGTTGTGTAGGTAGTGTAATTCTCTTTACCGGGTTGGCATACGCTGCAACCTCTTTCGTCGTTAATTGAGTTCATAAGTAATCTTCTAAGTTTTACATTCAATCTTTTTTACCTGGATAATCTTTACAATCTTCTACCAAAGTAGTCCAACAGCAATTTAAACTACTCGTTTCTTGATAAAAGCTACATTTCGTATTGTGACACGGTTCTGTTTCTCTGACATACTGACGTTCAAGTTTATCCAAGTTATTTCTCGCTTCTTTGATTTCTTCTAATAAATCACTCATCGTTATTGGTTCTTAAAGTTTCGCATTCAATCTTTCTTCACTCGTATAAGCCACTACAAGCCCAGTTTCATCATGCTGTATGGTGATGTACTTTTCACCCCTCTCTATGGTGGTAAAGTCGTACATAGAACATAACTTACCCAATACTTTGCCCAGTTGCTTCATTAGTGGGGCTTCAGGACTGATAACTAAAACTAAATCTGCTTTCATAATCGTGTATATTGTGGTAGCTCGAAAGCTACCGGATTAGGACTTAAAATAATCAAAATATATATTCACCTGTTTGTTTGTCATAGACACCTATTAAACCGTCTTTATACTTTTTACGGTAATTTTCATAATGTCTTGTTATGATTTTAAGAGAATTAGAATCTTTCACAAATACACCGTTAAGCTCTAAATAATACCGTTTCATAATCTTCTATATTGCGCAGGGCGAAAGCCCTGCTGGTTAAACTCAAAACTTATTCTCTTTTAGCCACTGCTGATAAACTCTATCACAGATAGCTTCGTCACTTTCAAACGGACCACCGTAAGTATATTCAATCAATTCTGATTCACCGTGGGGTGTTATGGTGACTTCATATTCATCTAATGCGCATGGGTTACATACTATTCTTCTGCAACTAACTACTGCCTTATCGTATTCTTTCATCGCTTTATATCTTTGTGGTGGGGTTATTAGCCCCACCGGTTAAACTTACTTATGTGAATCTCTTAAATCAAGTTCTACAACCTTGTGGTACTTGTGAATGTCGTACAGGTCGTGAGCGCAACCTATTGCAGAAGCCAATCTCACTGCTTCTTCAAGAGCTGACATCATGCTGATAGAAGCCTCTTGCGCATCTCTCTTAGCCTTGTCATACTCTCTGTTGTTTCTTACAACCTCTTGCAGCTTTTCAGCTTCTTCAATCTGTTTCAAGGCTTCTCTTACCTGCTTCATCGCATCTTTAATCTCTTTTCTGTAATCGCTTGTCAAAGTCTTCATATCGTATATGTTTTAATTGTTATTACTTCGTTTCTGATGATGCAAAGATAGTATATTGCGTAACAAATAATACTATTTATGTAGTTAATAAAATATAAATATATTATTTTGTGTAACATATACTAATTATATAAGTATATTTGCATCATGGAAAAGGAAGATAAAAGAAGAGTTATACACGTAGAAATGAAAGCAACTGGTAAGCATAGGTACTTTGCTTCACCTGCTGCCATCTATGATGTTTTTTCAAGCCAAGACCTTGGAATAGCACGTCAATCTTTGTTAAATTATTGGCAAAAAACGGAACTCCCTTATGAAAATTCCGTTTGTATTATCAGGAAAGGAGAATTAGAACGTAAAACCAAATTAAAAAAGGAGGAATGAAATATGGGTAAAATATTAGTAGTAAATGCGAAATGCGGAGAACTAAATTTTCAAGAAAATGCCAATCCTTATAATCCAGCAGCATATCAGGAACAATATGATTCTTGTATTGAGAAAATTCATCAAAAAATGAAAGAATCAGGAAGATATGAAATGAAGGATGCTTTTGTGTATTCAGCAGAAATCATAGAAAAGCCGGAAGCATAATGCTCCGGCTTGATTTACTTGATTAGTCCTTTGGTCTTCAACCTTTCTACAATCTGATTGTAAAGATACTCTATATCCCCACTGAAATCCCCATAATTCTGATAGAGAAACACGACATCAGCGCAATTGTCGGAAATTGTACTCTTTGACTGAATCCCCAATACCTTTGACATTTCCTCACGCAATCCGGCTGTCATCTTCCCACCAGCAAGCGAGCTTGGAGAAAACAAGTACAGGATAATGAAGATGAACTTCTTCCGCTGGGTAACACTATCAATACAAGGGGGAAGACTTCTGCTATTCAATAGCTCAACGAAGATTTTATAGATATCCCTAATAAGGCTTTTATCTCTCAAAATTGGTGAAGCTAAGGCGTTTTCTTCTTCTGAAAGTTCTGATTTCTCGATACGAATCTTTTTAAGACGAATTATTTTGTTAAAATCCAGTTCCATAACACGATTATTTTAAAAGTAAATAGTATATTTGCATCATAATCGTGTAAGGAAGAGCTGATTCATGGTCGTGCGTGGGTTGGCTCTTTTTCATTCTTCCCCATTCGTGCTGACGAATGGTTTCTTTTCCAAATCATAGCAGGTGATATATACCCGTTTCCCATTAACATCACATAGAGCAAGGGCATATCCTTTCTCCAGTATTTTAACCGGCTGATTGTCGCAATAGACAGTACTTCCAACCGGAACTCTTATAAAATGACGTACTATCATTTGATTATCTTTAGCTTGTTATACCAGCGTGAAGAGAAAGGGAACCACCCGATTAGGAATGATTCCCCGAAAATAGTTACTTTATATAGTTTGCTCATATTTGTTCAGTTTTGCTCTAATTTATTCTAACGTACTTACCTGCAATATCACAAGTTTTTATTACCTCCGCATTATCCTCACCAAAAGCGATGAGAATACTACCACAGCCGGGAGAATCTCCACGAGTTCCGTCTGGACGGAAGAATCTGATTCGGTTACGCAAGAATTTCATTGCCGTTGCCTTCTCGAATATCACATCCTGAAACATCTTTGAATCGCAACGATTGAAAAGTAAAGCAATGCCGTTTCCATGTTCTGCCATCCGTTTAACGAAACATTCTATAAGAGGACGGGAATAAGGTGGGTTCAACCAAACGCGACCTTTCCATTCCTGTTTTAATCCATCGTCATTTTTGTTGTACATGACATTTGCCGTTTTATAGGGGGGGGCTACTGGGGCACATGGGTCTAAATCAAATTCACCCAATGCGTCTATAATTTCTTTCGGTGTGTACCATTCATCGGTACTATTAGCCGATTTTTCAAAGGTTGTATTCATTTCTGTTCCGTTATTAGTTAATTGGCAGTTTCATAAAGCACATCCATATCGTTTTACTTTGTCGGCCAGTGGTATGCCCAAACAAAGGCTTATAAGGTATAATGGATAAAACTTCATTGACTTTTATTTCACTCTCACTCCATTTGAATACCAATGTCCCGTTGGGCTTTAGGACACGCATACATTCATCAAAACCGCTTTTTATCATTTCTTGCCAATTATCCGGAAGCCTACCATATTTCTTTGCCATCCATGATGTTTTGCCAAGTGTTTTCAAATGTGGCGGGTCAAACACGACCATGTAGAAAGAGCTATCCTCAAACGGCAAGTTGGTAAAATCGGCTATTATATCAGGTTTTACTTCTATAGTTCTGATTTTATCTCTGTCCTTGGCAGTTACTATTTCCGATCTCTTATCAACGAATAAGGCAAGAGGATTATGTTTGTCAAACCAAAACATCCTACTGCCGCAACAGGCATCTAATATAAGTTTTCCATTTTCCATTAAGCTATTTCTTTTGATTTCTTCAATCTCAACTTTCTCAATACTTTGCAAAGTGCTTCAGTATTTTTTCTCGCTTGTGTAACCTCCACCGCATTCCCGATAAATTTCTTTTGGTCAGCTTGTGTGCCTATTAAAACATAATCTTCAGGGAATCCCATAATCTTTTTGAGTTCCGGAATGCGAAGCATCCGCATTTTAATATCCACTATGCCATACAGTGCCATGAACTCCTTTATCTTCACGGTCATAGGACTATCATTGTTGTAGATTTCAATCGCTACCTGACCGCTTTCTGTTGCTACCAGATAAGGCGGCATCTTATCCATGCGGGCTATTAATGTGAAGCAGGGGCTATCAACAGAGCCGCCAGCACTGTTGAACTGTGGATTCATCAGATAGTGCCATTTCCTGTTTGCGGTAATGGTCTGGGAGGGTTCCTCTATACTGCTACCTACATTTGAGAATGCAGTATTCATTATCCACGGCTGGTATGTTACCAAGTTTTGTTTCGGTGTTGTGGTAACAGCGGGGCATGGCGAGTTTATATCAGACACCTGACCACCTCCAGAATATTGATTCATAAAAAATGGAGATACAAGGGAAAGTCTGTCTTTAGTCAGAAGTGTAGGACAAGGCTGATTAATATCCTTTCCTGTATCCTTAAAGTTATAAGAACACATAAATCGGCTTTCAATTAAAGCCATCCTGTCCTTCGTTGTGACCGTTGGAGCTGGAAGGTCTACCGAATGATTATGTCCATTTCCATAATAAGCAGAAACAAAAACATGGTGGTCTTTGCAGGTGATTGCACCTGCCGGTTCTTCTACAGACACATTCTTGCTTTCGGGATGTCCGCTGAACTGTTTGGAGAGGAAACTTACCTGTACCTTTGCAAAGCGGTTTTCAGTAGTCAACACTCCGCATGGTTCATCAACTGATTTGCATGTGTCTTGAGGGCGAACCGTATTGTAACGGGAAAGGAAAGCATCCTTTCCTCCGGCTACAAACTTGATAAGTCCAGCATAGATACGTTCAAGCGTTTTCTCTGCAAGAGGCTTTTCCCTGAAGATGGTAGTTCCTTCATCAGAGAAATCAAGCACATCTTTTACCGGCTTCCACTTCTCCAGCCGCGAGAACATATCTTGCCTACCACCTTTACAATGGGTCGGTTCTGGGAATACTATCGGCAAGTTCTTTTTAGCAAAGATGCCGAAGAAGCGTTTTCTTGTGGTGTAGGCACCGAAGTCGGCAGCATTTAAGATGCGGTGCTCAAAGTTGTAACCGTACTTCTTGACATTGCGCACCCACTTTTGATAAAGCCGGCCTTTGTCCATGCTGATAGGTTTCCCATTCTCATCCATATCTCCCCATGACATAAACTCTTCTACATTTTCAATCTGAATGTAGTCAGGGTCTATAACATCAATATAACGGAAGAGATGTTCTGCCAACGTTCGGCTGTCGGCATCTCTCGGCTGACCGCCTTTGGCTTTCGAGAAGTTAGTACACTCCAAAGAGGCATGAAGCATTATCATGGCATCAGGGTATAGCTGACGGATACGTTCTACAATAGTGCTTATCGGGGAAAGTTCCAGTGTACGGATATCCTCAATAAAGTGAAGTGCATCAGGGATATTGGCATCATGTGAAAGAATGGCATTCTTGTCATGGTTCACACAACAAACAACTTTTGCACATTTATTTCCATCCAATCGTGCTGCTTCCACACCTTCGGATAAGCCACCAGCGCCACAAAAGAGATCAATAACAAATAGTTCTATATCGGACAGACCTTCAATGGATTTTAAGATGTCTTTCTGCGATTTCATAACTTCTCCTTTTTAAACAGGTGGCTGAACGCATTATCCAAATCCAAGTCTAGATTCAGTTTGGACGGGAAAGATTTAATGTATTCGTACATCTTATAAGCGAGGTTGTCATCATCACCGCATCTGTCAATCAGTGTGAGCAACATGGCGTTCACCATGTCAGAATCATTGCCGAAGTTTTCCTGAGTGGATTCGCTGCAATGATTCACATCACTTTTCAATCTCTTTATCGCGGCTATGGCTGTGTTGAAGTTTCTTTTTGAATCGTGTCTGAGTTCAAAGCCTTCTTTCTTGTATTGCTGCTGCATTTCTAGAAGGTTGGTTTCTAAAACGTCCGTGAGGACAAATACGATGTTGGTTATCGTATTCAGTTTGTCTGTTCCTTGCATAATCGTGTATTCTTATTTCTAATTCGAATGAATCCCCTTCGTTCTGTTTCTTCTAACAGTGGAAAGTCTTCATTCTTGATTTCACATTCTGTTTCGTAGTTCACGGAAGTATAACTTGGGATATTGAACTTTTTCCGGATTCTTACGATAACATCCGGATTTCTTGTTACCCAGTAAACGGTTATTCTCATGGTGATATCAGCATTTTTCTAGCTTCCTCATCTCCTGCATCAGCACGGTGCTTGATTTCAATGTACTCAGCATAAGAGATTCTGTTATCTCCACGCTCCTCTATCTCTTTTTCACGTTGGTTTCTGTATCGTTCACGCTCTTTCCGTTCAATATCTTTCCGACGTTCAGAAACGTAGTCCAGCATCGCACTTGTTATTTTCAATGGATCTATTGAACCGTAGAACCGCCCATACTTCCCTGACTTAAACCGTGCTATGAAAAAACAGATTTCAGCGGCATTTATATAATAATACTCCGAAAGGAATATCTCCGATAGTTCAGAAAGTTGCTCTTTCGCTATCTTGGTTGAAACTTCTGCAAAGTCATTCAATGAGCCAAATTGTATCTTTAGCCATTCTATCGGTGTTTCATCCCCATAAGTAGAAGACAATAGCCCTAAACTCGGAATGCTGTCATTCAACGCCAGTTCTGAATGGGTTGCATTACATCTGACAAGTTTGAACTGCAAATCAGGGTTGTAATCAAGAATGAATTGTGCAGGATCGGGATATTTATTCAATAACGCCCTCTGCTTCAAGTTCCTTTCTCTTTTTTGCGGCAGCTTCTCTAACGGTTGTAGCGACTGCAAGAACTGAATCACGTTTTCGCTGCTCGCTATCCTGTTGATTTTTACTAAGTCTTGTCCCATTATAGTTTCCTTCCAATATTTTAGTAAAGTTTGCTTGTTTGAAAATCCAATCAAAGTCGCATTTCCAATTGCGGTCATTAGCTCCAAGTAAGAACGGGGATTGAAGAATGAGATTGAAAACACTCCTCACTGACTCTTTCCCATATTGGGCTATCCGGGCTTTTACAGCCTTTTTTCTCACATCAGTCATTGATCTTATCTGCTGGAGTCTGTCTTTGAATGTGGTATTATAGTATTCCATCAATCCGCTGTAATCAATCTTTTCAGAGGGGGAGGGCGAAGAAAGCTTGGCTTTCTTTGATACTCCGTCAGGAGTATTTTCTTTCTTTTGATGTAGAGATATATCTATATACTCTCTTTCTTCTTTCTTTGTATTTGTGCCCTCTGTGTGCCCTGATTTTTGTAAAAGTTCGGATTGCGGTAGATTGCTGTTCATGGGCTGTGCCCCAAGTTGTGCCCTTAGTTGTGCCCATTCGTGTCTTAATTCATTGATTTCCTTTTCAATACCTGTGTCCTTACTTGTGCCCTTGGTTGTGCCCATTGGATTATATTCTTCATATTTACATAAGGTTATAAGGTTCATTCCTTGATTGCACTCAACAGTTATCATACCTTTCTTTCTAAGATGCACAAGAAAGGAACGCACCTTCTTTTCAGACCATTTCCAACGCTGTGACAGAAATCTTATGGATGCAGGATATTGACCTCTTGAATAAGAGATTTCTCGACCTCCGATACTCTCCTTTCGGGGCGTTGCCTCAAATCGTGCAGACTGAATTAAGTCTAACCACGCTTCGCAACTGCTAAAAGTACGGGCTTCATTCCACATTTCATTCGAGAAAAACCTGCGGCTTAGCCTCAAAAATCCTTCGTCCATAGTCTTAGAATCTCACGTTAGTTAATTGCCTTCCGTTAGAAAATACAGCCCACTTACCATTACCGCTATCAAACAATCGTAAATCCGACACCTCTCCGAAACGTTTGATGTTACCGCATAAATCCACAATCCATCCACATTCTTTAGAAGGATGCGGGCGGATGGCACGACCGACTATCTGATACCACATGGCAAGTGACATTGTAGGACGTGCCATAACGACCGTATCAAGTTCCGGATAGTCAAAGCCAGTCGTAAGTACACCCACATTAGCTACTACTGGAATTTCACCAGCTTTGAACGCCTCAAGAATATGTTCACGTTCTTTCTTAGGAGTATCACCTGAAACGATAGCGCAACCGGGTATTGACATCGTTAACCGTTCCGCTTCTTTCAAAAAACGGGTAAAGACCAAAATACCCTTCCGTTTTCCTCCGGCTTTGGGATTCATCAGCCTTTGGACGATATGAACGAGATAACCGTAGAAGCCTATCCGTTCATATTCTTTTTGAACTGACCTATCCGTATAGTCGGCACCAGTAGTATTTACTTTCAAGTTAAGTTCATTCCACCCTGAAGGATTCATTGAATAGTAATCCAACTTCGCCAAGTAGCCCATATCTAATAGGGTTGATACCTGTACATGATAAATGACCTCTGAAAAGACATGAGGTTTTGTCCGAGTGATAAATTTCAGCATGGAGCCGAAATCACGACTGGAGCTTAAACGGTATGGCGTTGCTGTCAGCCCAAGAACCTTACACTTCACTGCATCAAAAAAATCCTTGTACATTCCCTCTTTGGGGTTTACAAGATGACATTCATCCACAATGATGTTCTTGAAGTGGGTAAACAGTTCGGGATGATTCTTCACACTGCCGATGGTGGCAAATGTTATCCGGCTTATCTCCTTTGAGTTAAAGGATGATGAATAGATACTGCAATCAAGAATACCGTATGAACAGAGTTTCTTGAAATTCTGTTCGAGTATTTCCTTCGAGGGCTGGAACACCAAGGTATGACCGTCAAGCCTTGCGGCTATATCTGCTATGATAAGCGACTTTCCGCTGCCCGTAGGTAACACCATAATGGCATTTGTTTTCTTCGCCTTGTTATTGAAGAAAGAAACGGCAGCATCAGAGGCTTTCTGTTGGTAATCTCTCAAACGGAATTGCATTTTCTCAATAAGTATTTGATTAATAATTCTTCATTTCTATTATTTCTCCTAAAGTTCTGCCATGCGGCTCCATAACTAAGATTATGCTTTTCGCAAAATTCAGAAAGAGAATACCGATTGCCATCAATATGTATATATACAGTATTAGTTCGGTTTCTAACCTGCTCTTTTCTGGTAGCCCATTTACAGTTTTCAGGAGAATAATTTCCGTTTACATCTTTTCTATCAATAGTAAGCCCTTTTTGATAACCACTATTCAAAGCCCAATTAACAAACGACTCAGGATTATTTTTCCATTCTTCACAGATACCTATTCCCCTGCCTCCATAATTTTTATAGCTTGAATGTTTAGGTGAATAGCATCGTTCTTTCATACATCTAAAAATCCTATAAATATCAGTTCTTGACAAACCGTGCCTATAATTATACTTAGTGATTCTATCTTTTGTTTTACACCCACAACTTTTTGATGTTCCATTTCGTAATCCATAAGCACTAACAGAATGAATAGAACCACAATCACATTGACAGATATAATAAGATTTAATTCCTTTATGGTCTAATCTATCCAAATCCTTATGCAATACAAGCCATCTACCGAACTTATGTCCTGACAAATCAGGCATCTTATTACATGATTTTTTATAACTCATAACCCTTTCTCCTTTCGTAATTTCTTATTGAGTGCTTTGTAATACTTAATTAGTTGCTCGTACTCAAAATCTGACATCTTAGAAGTACCAGCAGCTTTTACTTTCAGCAAGTCAAATTTCTGTTGTCCGATTTTGGCTATCAAATTCTCACGGTAGCCTTCAAGGTGGTCGGCACGGAACCTGTTGCAGTTGTGCATGGCATAGCCGTTAGCAATGAAAGTACGCGTATCCGTTTCCATCACGACAATCTCCTCTTTACCTATATATTTGATACCTTTCACTTTGGTATCATATTGAGATTTTAGTTTGCCAAGTTTTTCAATATCCACCTTTTCAATTTTATGCGGACGAACACGCATTAAAAATTGGAGCTTCTCTATGTTTGTACCTGTTATAAGAAATTGCCAAGATTGATACGTTTTTTTAAACGTGCCACGCCTATTTGAATCTTCCATCATCTGCCGACAAGTTTTATTATTTCCTGTGAACTTTTCAAGTAAGCGTTTTATTTCAGAGCAAATATCCATGTACTTCTCACATTGGGCTATACCGACACGAAAACCATAGCGTTTCGTCCCATCTGGATTAGAAATATTCTGTTGACAAATATGTCCGTCAGCATCAATCATTCCCGCAATCCATCCGCTTTCATAGGATTTTTCTTGTTGTATTACTTGAAATGGTTTACAGACAATGGTCGTAGTCCTATCTGTATGAGGCCCGGTCTTGTGCTTCCCATGAAGATTTACGCCATTAACCCACATTTCTTGTGTTTCAATCCATGTGTATGAAGTTCCTTGTCTTGCCCTTGCGAGCCATTTATGGTTAGCAGTTGTCTTCATTTTATCTCCATTCTCTAACTCTACCTCATACACATCTTGAATATCACGTTCTATGTGTGTAACCCTTCCAACCCTATATCTTCGTGAAGTTTTATAAATTACTTCTTCGTCAAAAGCAAATATTTCTTCACCAACACTAATTTCACCAAGCTGTTTCCATATAAAATCTTTCATTAAGACGAGAGAATCCGGTGTTAAACAGTGCCGGCATTCGGCATGGCAATTATTCTCATCAAACCGTGTTGCCAAATGTGTACGACTGAAATAGTGACCGCAATCGGCTTGCGCAAACGGCTTTATCTGCCCACAAGAGATACAGCGAAAACAACCGTTAGGCATACAATCACGAAGCCGGATGAAAAGGGAAAACTCCTTGTCGAGTTTAGCTTTTAAATCCGGCTTCTTCTTTATTGTTACCCCCGCTTTATCAAACAGAGGTAAAGGCTTGTCTTTCTTCTTAGCCTTTCGTTTTATATAGTACGGCATTCTACTATTGGTTTACACAATTCAACAACTCTTTTACAATCCTCCACATCAAACATCCCTATGTGGCAAACTTCACGTGGTATATTCAGTTGGTTAGAAAGCCACAGATAAGCCTTGTTTCTGTTTGATGTATTCGGGATATGTTTCTTCCAAATCTTATTGATAAGATTGGTTTTGGCTATCTGGTCGAAATAGAAATGGGCTTCTTTCTTGGCTTCCCTCAATTCCGCATTTGCCAAACGCCCTAATGCCAGGTCTGTACCCTTATGAACGCCTACATAAGCCCTGCAATCACGGCAGAGGTAAATCATGCCGTAGGAGTATCCGTAGATTACAGAACTATCCACGTATTCGGTAGGCTTGCCACAATAGGGACAAATCTTACCAGTTAATATTTCATTCATAGTTTTCCAATTAAAAGCCCCGAAGCGTATTCTCCGGGGCACAACCATTCTTTACTAACCCTTGCCATTTATGTGTGGCTCACATTTATGTGGAGATGGGGCGATTCGAACACCCAATTAAGGACTTATCCTTTTGCGCTACTTCTAAGGTTAATTACTCCTTATATCTCACGTACCGTACTTTCTACCATGTGCACCTCTCGAAAGTCAAAAGCACTCCACTGCGCACCCCCATTTTCGCCCGCCCCATCTTCACAGACCGGACAGGCAGGTTAACAAAGTTATTCCATATAAGCCATTGAAAACTCTTTCGGAATAAACCGCCCGACCGGGATAGGTTTGGCTGATTCAATGGCTGTATGTATTTCCCTCTTTCTGAACTCATGTCCCTTTTCTTTGGCTTGTATCTCACATTCTTCCTCTTTGTTTTTGAGATAGTGGGTAATAAGCATCATTGCTCTGTCAACGTTGAAGGTGTTCACGACAAAAGTCTGAACTCTCTCGTCTTCATTCTCCCCATCCGTGAATGTGATTTTCGTCTCAATCTGATAGAATTTCTTTTCATTGGGCTTGGAATCTCCCTCTTCTTCATCTTCTTCCGTTACAGAATCGTTTAAAAGGAATGTATCTTTTAATTCTTCGAGGGTGGCATCATCTACCTTGCGTTCTTTCAAATTATCAGTAAGAATCACACAAGAATCGAACTCCTTGACCATTGTCAAGGTGAATCCGAACATATAGTTTAGTTCGATGTAATCTTTCAAGATACTACAAGTATTCTCCAATCCGGTGGCATACAGCAGGAACTTATGTTTCTTGTCACCTATTTGCGCTTGAGCGATGTACGGATATAAAACACTGTTCTCGTTCTCGAATGCCAAGCGGTTCTGGTTGCTGACTTCCACTTCCTTAATGCCGTCAGCTTCCATACTGAAACGAATTTTCGCCAAAGTGTCTTGGTCTATCAGCGTGCCACGGTCAAAAAGAATTTCATTCCGTTCGATGGTTACTGTTTCACCTGTATCTTCATCAATGAAAGATTCCTCCCATGTTTTGAGGACACGTTTTGCAAGGTACATGTTGAGCATCTTTTTCGGATCAGATGTCACATACCTGATTTCTGTTTTTCTTGTTTCTATCATAACTAAATAAATTCTTGATTTCTTTGTATTTCCTGCTGGGCATATATCAGCATTTGATGTTCATTTGCAGCCGGCAGATAGATACCAGCCACCGATGCGCTCCAATTACGGAAACGGTCAATGCTCAGGGTCATTTCCCCCGTTGTCAGTTCGGCAGAGCTTCTCAGATAGGTTACTTCATTGCCTTTCTTGTTGACCGTCTTACGTTCAAACAAATCACGGTTGCAAGTCCTCTTATAAAAATCAATTTTTGCTTCGTCGAGACTGCAACCGTACTCACTACCGAAATACCCTAAAAGAAGATGCAAGTAGCTGTTTTGGGCAAGCGTGCGGTTAGGTAGTTTCTTTTTCACTTCCACCACCGCACGTTCACTAAACAGCTTGTTTACATACTCCTTGAACTTGGGTATTTCATAATGATTTGATAAATTAAATATCATTTTTCTTTTTCCAAATATAGCCACCAGCCGTTTTCCTTTTGCCGAGCGTACAAGCATTGATACTTGATGCAGCAACTTGTGTTTCAAGAGAAGCCACTTTTGCACTTTCAAATTCAGCTATATAATTCATTTGTAATCCAAATTGCACAACTGGAATTGAATGAGTTATAGACATCTTTCTTTTAGAAAAACTTGAATGCTTTTTATTATACATTGGATGTTTTTCCCCTTTTCGGCTCATTGACATTCGTTTTTTAGTTTCTGCATTGATAACTTTACCTTTAGCAGATTTACTAAAACGGCTTTTAGTAATAGGATTATTATTGTTTTCCGTGCGAGTTACCCACCTTAAATTACAAACATTATTATCCGTTCTAATTCCATTAATGTGGTCTACCTCTGGTTTATTAAATGGATTGGGGATAAAAGTTTCTGCAACAATTCGATGTAACAGTCTTTTATCTTTTCTCAAAGTAACATAAACATATCCGTTCTTTACTCCAACATTTGGAGTAAGCACCTTATTAGGATTCCGAACTTTACCTGTATTAGAAACTTGATAATATCCATTATACCCTTTTACTGTTTTCCAAATCTCTTCCATATCATTCTTCAAGTCGAACAGCATACGCTAAAAAGGCAAATCGTCCTTTACATTGCCATTAGCATCAACCGGAGGCGGAAAGTTCTGCGGCTGTTGCTGATAAGTCGGTTGTGGCGCTGGCTGTTGTATCGATGTTGTCTGTTGGGATTGAGATACACCGCCACGCGCTTCTATTTTATAGCATCGAATGGATACCATACGTTTGAATTCTCCGTCTTGATTCGTCCAAGAACGCCCTTGTAAGACAAATGATACAGTAACAACATCACCCTGATTAAAGCGGTCAAGTTCTGTACACTTGTCACCCGAAAACTCTAAGGGAATAATGTTCTCATACTCGCTACGCTCTCCCGTATAAGGGTCGTAAGTGGTAGCATCTAAAATAAACTCCCGTTTTGTAAATGAGGAACCACCGTTTTTGGATGGTATTTGAACAGTTTGTCCAATTTCGATTATCCGTCCGGTTATCTGATTTGCCATTAATTTTCTCCTCCAAAAATCTTTTAATTAATATTTCCATATAAATCCATACGAAGTCTTACTTCTTCCACAGCAACAATTTTGAATAGGTGAACTTTGGAATCCGTTACTTACCGCTGCTGATTTCAACGAAGGATATTTCTTAACGAAGTCACCAGATTTGGTATATTGATAGACTGGCACACCATTAGCTTTCCCCTTACGCTCTTGGAGCGTTCCATAATTCATATTGTATGAATGTGTACACCATTCAAGATTTTCAACTCTGTTATTGGATTTATTTTCGTCTTTATGATTTATTTGAGTATAGTTATTTGGATTTTGAATGAAAGCTAAAGCCACCAATCTGTGAACGCTATGCGTTTTATGAATGCCATTCTTTGTTAGAACAACAGAACGATACCCATGACTATCAGAAGGCGTTAATATCTTTTCTTCAAAATGTGTTACAGCTCCGTTTCTTATAAATTTTTTAGGCATAGATTTTATTCTGCCTAAAGATGATACCTCATAAAGACCTTCATAACCTTTAATAGGCTTCCAAATTTCACTACTCATTATTTGATATAATTTTGGTATCGGTTATAAGTTCTCTGTTTTCTTCCAAAAACCGGATAAATTCCTCACAATGATTAGTAAGAATAGGAATATCACGTTCAGGATTGAAAACGTATGTTTCCGTATAGGTATCTACCACATAACCGCCTTTGTTGAACTCTACAATGTTATACTCAAATGTCCGTACATCCGAACCGTTCTGCATCAAAGCATAAGGATAAACAAGGTGTTGATGGTGGTCTTTGAACTTCCCTACGGTATAGCTTCCGGTTGTTTTGATGTCGTGGACGCTGGCCGGCATCAGCTCGTCAATTACCCCATAAACCAAAACATTGCCGTATGCGGTTGGAAGAATCGCTTCTACTCTTTGTTGGGTTAATGCGCCTTTGTAGTAATTGGCAAACTCTCGGCAAAGGTCAATGTGAAAAGTGAAAGTGCGATTGTTGTAAACAGCTTTTATCCCGTAAAGTTTTCCGTCATCGTGATATGCCTTGCTAATTTCCATTATAGAAGATTTACGGTTCTCAATCATACAATCAATTATTTCCCCAAAACACGTTCCTCTATCAGCAGCTTCACTATCGAAAGGTACTCTATTTATCCTATCAATAAGAGATTGGAATTGTTTTTCCCTAAACTCATCCTCATCGCATGGGGGATTATCAGAAAAAGCGTAATATTTTTGATATATCTTATCACTATCTATATAATTTTGATAAGAATCCAGCAACGTTGGGTATATTTTGTAAGATATTTTACTCATTCTTATACCTCCATTTGTAACCACCTGCTGTAAGGAAGCTTCTTCTACCTATACAGCAACTGATAATATTAGCATTGTTAATACCCGTTTGTCTTTCAGCCTCTTTAGCACTTTCAAATGTACTTATTAACGTACCATCCTCTCGACACTGAACAACGGCTTTTGACATTTTCGGGTGATTTATTTTCTTTTTGCTAAACCGTTCGTTTCTTGTTCCGTAATTAGCATTGTATCTCCATGTGCACCATTCTAAGTTAGAAACAGAGTTATTGCTTTTAACCTCATCTTTATGATTTACACATGGTAAATTTTGCGGATTAGGAATAAACGTTTCGGCAACAAGTCTATGAAGAGATTTATATTCAACTTGTTGTTGTTTCCATAGTGATATTCGTAAATATCCACTCCATATTTTATTAGGCTTAATTATCTTTCCTGTTATCTTTCTAAAATTACCATACCTGCTTTTAATAAGCCTATCTAAAGAGCGAACTCTACCAAGGGTACTTACTTGATAGAGTCCTTCATAACCTTGAATGTCTTTCCAAATCTCATTAGGCTGCATCTGAGTATATTTTAGTTTCCTTATTGAATATCAGTCCCAAAGCCTTTACCTTTGCAGCAAACAAACTTCTCGCCATCATCAAAGAACTACCAACGTGTTCAAACTCATTAATATGAGAGGCGAACTCATTAGCGGACTTGGCATCAGTTATAAATTCGATACTTTCTTTGATTTCCTCTATCACCTTATCATACTTTTCCTGTGCTTCTTTCTTGGCTGCAAGCATACCCAAATACGAATTGATTATCTTGGCAGTGATAAAGTCGTTCTTTGCGGTTGGATTACCATTCTTGTCAAGGATGGTAGGAACCTCCATTACTGAAGGAAGATTGCAAGTATTCTTACCGTCATTTCTTGAAGTTGGGTCAAAAGTGATGGTACGTCTTTGGACGCCTCTTTCGCTTTTCATTTCAAGATAACCGAGCAAATCCAATTCGGTAACGATAGAGTTGTAGGATTTTTCACGCAAGGCAGGGATAAACACCGTATCATCACCTTCTTTTCTTGTGTCGCGATGGGCAACGAAAATGATGTGCTTGTTAAGCCCCGAAAGTGTTCGTGTCATCCATGAAAATTCGGCATTGATACCGCTCCAATCACGGATGGACGGCTGGCGGGTTCCACACTTGTGAGTAATGATGAAGTCCATCATCTTGCCGATGGTATCTACTACAATGGTCTGATAAGCGGACAAGTCCTCTTGAAGAACTTGCTGAACATCGCTCCATGAAGTGACCTGTACCGTGTCTATATTCTCCAAGTGCGCCATGTTCATGCGCTTCACGCCGTTATCGAAGTCCAACAGCAGCGGTTTCGGTGCGCTCAATGCTACCGTACTCTTTCCCATTCCGGCTTGACCGTAAATCATCATCTTCACGGTGGTCGGGATAACTAATTCATTACTTTTCTTAATCAGTGACATAATCGTAAATTTTATAGGGTTATTTGTTCAGATATTTACTCATTTTAAAAGCATTAATAGCGGATTGTATCTCGAACTTGGAATATATGATAGGAGAATTTCTGGATGAGCCTTTTCTTTTCTTATGCACCAATCCTTCTTTCTCTAACTTTTCCAAAAAGTTAGGTTCATACCCAAGTGTCTTTAACCATCTGAACGCTTCTCTTTGCTTGATTTCATCAGATACAGGAGACCGTTTCTTCTCACTGGCAGCTGCACCAAGCTCCGCCATGTCCATGCAGATATTTTTAAATTCAAATAATTCAAGTCTTACCTCCATACCGTCCAGTTCTTTCAATTCGTTCTACTCTTGTTTCTCTTCCTCTTCTCATCTCGCCCTGTTCGTGATAAAGCGATAGAGAAAATACACACAATAAGCAACATGCAACAGACGCACGAACAGTCGGTGAAAAATCCATTGTAAGTTTCACACCAGCTATTCGTTCGTAAAGCATGGTAGCAAGTTCTCTTCCATTTCTTACATGAAGAATTTCAAAAGCCTTCTGCAACTGGTTGTTTATCGTACTCACAGCCCTGCATTTCAAATCGGCTATCTCCTTCTTCTCATACCCTTGTGCATACATTCGTGCCGTAATCTCGCATTCAGGTGTAAGTTCGTTAAAAACTCTCTTCATAATCGTGTAAGACGGCTGATTAATAATTGCGGACAACCTCAATATATCCGGCTTCCCTGTTAGTGTCCACCGAATACAAAGTTTGCTTCTTGTCTATTATCCGGTCAATCCTTGCCAGCCTGTTAAGGTCAGCGGTACACCTGCGAAGCTGTCCGGCAAGCTTGTCGCTAAAGTCAAAGCTGATTCTGTCATTCTTCTTTTTCAGCTTTTTCTTGATTTCTGTTCTTTCTTTCAGTTCTTTTGCCATAAGAATAAAATTTAATTAATGATTCGTGGATGGTAAGGGAATCGAACCCCTCTCAATCGTGCCAATTGGTTGCACAGCACGAAGCTCTAACCGATAAGCTAACCATCCGATTAAAAAAGGTGCACTATCCTCACGGACGGCACACCCAGTACAAACATCAAAATAAAACACGAATATCTAATCTATTATCAGAACAATGCTTTTAACCGCATTCTTGAAATGATCAAACTTCTGTTGCAAATCACTCCAAGATTTATACCATGTTTTTTTCTCTTCAGCTAATTTTTCGTTAGCCTCTTCCAGTTCTTGCACACGCCTTACTAAGTCTTCATGCGTCATGCCTCTTAATTCTTCCACTGTCATAATCGTATAAGTTTAAAACATCGTTAAAAAGGTAGGAGTCGAACCTACTTCTTGTAAGCCAGATGAATATAGAAATCAGAATATGAGTTAATACCAACAATTAATTGCTTACACGCATTCCAACAATGCTACTTCATAAATTACCGCCCGGCTGGTTTACAAGGTTATTGTGCACTCATACCCATGCGCCTTGTGCCGGATTTGAGGTCTACCTTTTAGCGGTATTACAATTTGTCATTTATTTCAACTCTTTATAAGAGATTCTTATTAGAAAAGCACATCCGGCACATATAACACCCATTATAGTGACAGAGAATATTTTCATAGGACTGTAAGTAGTGATAGCCCCGTAAAGCATACCGGCAGCGCATATACTAACCAATATGGATAAAATGAATTGGATTGTTTTCATAATCGTATAAATTAGTTGGCTCCCCTGAACCAATTCGATTGGCAACATCACGTTATTGTCAGGGGATTTTCTTAATTTTGAGGTGTCAAATCTAAAAATCAAGAAATATGAAACAGTTTATTGAAATTCCCCAAGGGGAAGAGATTGTATTGATTAATGTAAATCACATTTCAGCCATTGAGACTGTCACATTCGGAGAAAAACAACTATGTAAAATTTATGTATCTACTCCCCATCAACGGGATGGTTGGGTTGCTGAGACTGGATGCCTAATAATCCAATCCAAGTTTTCAATCTCTCATCTTCGCCAGCTGATAGAAGAAGCTCTTTAGAGGTCTTACCGTCAAGGATGAACTCTACCCAGGCTTGAACGGCTTGGGTAGTTGAGTGTGTGCCTACTTTCAGAAGAAGCTCTTTGCGTAACTTCTGTTCTTTTCTCTTTCTGAAATACTGAATTAATCTTTTAATCATCTTTCTTCTCTTTATTGGTTGAATATAACTTCTCGCTCCACTCTCTTATAGTCCTATTCACATAATGGACTATACTATCATCCGGTAAGTCAGATACTAAGATATCCGGCATATCTTTGCCTGCTTCAGCATTAATAATTGAATAAAACAGAAATCTGTATGCTTGCTTATATTGGATAAGCTCGTCTTTCAATTTACAGATAGCATTTACATCCATATCGGTAAATCTGCTTTTTCGCCTATGTTTCATAACAGTTTTTATTTAATCATAATTATAAAGTGATTTAACCTTATCCCTTATTTTAAGTATCTCTACAAGAACTTTATCGCCAACTCCGCGATATTTCTTGAAATCTTCATCAGGAGTTCCAATCAACACCTCTACATTAATTGATTCAATAGTGTATTTCACTTCGTTGCGCATACACCAGTTCACTTTCATAAATCCTCCCTGACACAAAGCCCGGATAGCCATCGTGCGAAGTTTCTTTTCGACTATTCCCATATCTATCTATTTCATTATTTCGCCAAAAGCAAATATTTAAATATCCTACTGCCTTTTACTTAAACTCTCTATGAATTGAATACGTAATCAGCCCAAATGTCAATGAATTGCACGCCTGCGTATTCCGAAAGTTCTCTTGTTTTAAAGAAAATCCGAGAACCAATGTACGCAATCGGATTAGAAACACCGATACTCGTACCTGCATACGCAATTCCGCCATTCGCATTCGCATAGAATGGCGACCGACTCACTACACGGTACTTCGGTTCATTACCCATTTCGTCTATTGGGAGGTAAAGGACAAAACAAGGGAAGTATCGTAATTCATCCGTTGTAAATTGTGGCTTCCAACCCTCATTAAGTGCGGCAGCAATGATGCGGAGTTTAAGGTAAGCATCTACATCGGGCTGATTTCTTAATCCAAAAAGGTCCCATGATTTCCATGCGTGTATAAGCGGATTATTTTCTCCGAGTTCCTTGCAAGCATCCTCGAATGTCTTTATACGTTCCGTTACATCTTTCAGCTTAAAAGCCTCTTTACCGAAGCATTTGTGAAGTTCGTGAATCACCTGTTCTTTCGAGATTGCAGGATAATTCGTCAATACCTTGTATAATTCCTGCAAATTTTCATGTTTCACTTCTACTGTTTCCATTTTGTTTTCTCCGTTCATAATCGTGTAAATTAAAGTTTGTGCCTGTACCCTAATCGAATAGTAGAACCGTATTTCAGTTCTGTACAGGCTATATTGTCGAAGATAGTACAGACGCCCAACCTGTATGCTTACTGCTCAAGGACGTAATTTTGCGGTATCTTCTATTAATTGTTAAACATTGCACAGCTCACAAGCTCCAACTTGCTTATGTGCGTTTGTTATCTTTGGTTGGCAAAAACGGCTTATGAATTACACCGTAATTGCTTTTACAGAATTTCAAAGAACTAATCAATAGTACCCTACCCGATTCTCGCTATCGGTTGCCGTTCAATCCGTCTGTAGGGCTGTCGTGCGTTGCATAATCGTGTATTATGCGTATCGGCTGATACCTTGTACCCGGCATAGAGCATCGTAGTCCATGCCATCATCTTCACAAGTTTCAAAACCTTTTAAGGCATCTTCCAAACTGTCTATCTCATCCGTTATCAACTGGATAGCTTCTTTTTTGCTATCAGCATTGAACATCAGGCAGACAGCCTCTTCATCATTGTTATGGGCAGCCTCTAAATCTTTATAAAGGCTATCCAACTGCTGGTTAATCGTGTAAGCATTCATATCCATATCTTTTATGCGATTGACATCAGATTAGCTTTTTTGAAGCATCTGAATTCTTGGCGTTCAGTATCATAGTAAGTCTGGACGGTATCATTCTTTTTTCTGTTGTCAGTACCAATGATGGCAGGCATCAGCTTTTCATTTAGTGTACCGTATGCCTCACGAACGGAACCGTCCACTTTTTTGAAGTAGAACTTCACTATCTTCTTTTTCATCTCACCTTTCAACTTCAAGTTAGCCCAAGCGACCTTCATTGCTTCGCTCATGGTGTAGCCATTACGCTTAACGAACTGCCAAGCAAGGCTCATTACTTCGTGTAAAAATTCTCTTGTTCTCATAATCGTGTATTTTAATATGTTTATACTATTTGAAATCTGAATTAATCTTCGTTTCTTTGTATCAGTTTAATTTGATAATGCAAATATACTATCAATTTTGATATAGTATATCATTTTTGATTATTATTTGTGTTAATAATATCTAATTTGATTAATCTAAAATGATAACATTAAGACAAATAATTAGAAATCAAGGTGTTACAAATAAAGTAATAGCTGATGCGTTAGGCATAGAATCTACCAATATAGGTAGATATGATGATTTATCTAAAAGAAGACTATCAGAATTGATAATCATATCTAAAGCCTTGGATATGTCTCTAGGCGATCTTGTCCAACAGGCAATGGCTGATGAGATTGAACTAGGAGATGTTACGATTATCAATAAGCCTAAATATATAGAAAGGATAGATGAAGAAGGCATAATTAATCTATATGACATTGAGGCTGCCGCAAATTTGAAATCTCTTTTGGTGAACAAAGACCAAAACATACTAGGAAAGATAAGTATCCCCAACATACCGAAATGTGACGGTGCTGTATATGTCAAAGGAGATTCTATGTATCCTTTATTGAAATCGGGAGATATTATAGCTTATAAAGAAGTTCCCGTAGAAATCCAACACATTTTTTATGGGGAAATGTATTTGGTTTCAATAGATGTAGAAGGTGAAGAATATCTAACTGTAAAATACATAAATCAATCTGAAAAAGGAGGTGATTGGATTAAGTTGGTAAGTTACAATCAGCACCATCAACCCAAAGATTTTCCTTTGGCATCAGTTAAGGCACTAGCTTTAGTAAAACTAAGCATTAGGATGAATACGATGAAATAAACGCCATGAGTTTCAACCAATACACATGGGACCTATATAAACAGACCACAATCGGAATAGAGATGATAAAATACTTTTCCGATGCGGGAGGATATGTTTTATTCAAGGATTATTGTCCGTACGCTAATTTCATACCAGAAGATTTATATAACGATTGGTTGGAGAATATATATTGCTACGGTGTATCAGATTATGACCATCCCAGCTCATTGGAAGAAGCAAAAGATTTATACATTTCACTTATCACATTAGGCATAAGGGTAGAAGGGCAACAATGGCTTCCTGCTAACGACTTCAAGAATATGCTTGGGATTATCCAGCCGATGTCCTATGTCTTATCACAGTTCGCCCCAGAATATTTCTTCCCGTACCTGTTCCTTTGCCGAATATTCGAGCTGAATAAAATAGCGGATTTCTTTAACATAGACCTCCCCAATATTCCCAAAAGAACTGATTACAAAGGAAGGTGCATGTATTATTGGGAACTTTGCGAGGTGTTTTATTTGTTCAGAAAAGAAAATGGACTATCTCCAGCAGATCTATGGTCTTTCCTATACGACTTCGCACCCAATAATCTCCCAAGCGAGAAAATAGACATGCCCAAACCGTCACAAGTCTGGTTCATTGGCGGCAGGTTATACCAAGAAGATAAATCCTTAGAATCGAAATTCTGGCAGTCAAGCCCCGAAACAAAGAAAGGGGATATTCTTGTTCATTACGAAACGTCCCCAATCAGTGCAATCACTTGCATAGAGATATCGCTTACGGATGGCGTAATAGACCCTCTATTCCGATACTACGGGTGTATCTATATTGGGAATAGAATAAATATTCCTCACATTACTTTGAAAGAACTACAAACTGATGAATATTTTTTCAAACACCCACTTGTTAGAAAAAACTTTCAGGGAGTAAATGGTTGGTCGGTTAACAGTGAGAACTATTCAGAGTTACTTCGGATGATAAAAACAAAAGGATTTGATATAGAGGTTTTGCCAAAATTGTATGCCCCAACCTTGCCCAAAGACGTAATTATAGAGTACGAACATGATGTAGAACAGCAATTGCTGGAACCATTGCTTAACTCTATGGGATGGTATGAAAACAAAGACTTCATCCGGCAGTTACCAATCCAAGCAGGGAGAGGACATAGGATATTCCCAGATTATGCGTTACATTATGGCAATAAACCAAATGAGGAAAGGGCAAAAGTGTTGATTGAAGCCAAGCTGTGTATGAGGAATAACAAGGAAAGAGAAGAAGCATATTTGCAAGCGCGCTCATACGCCCGATTACTTAATTCTTCTGTGATTGTTTTATGTGATAAGGATTACCTGATTGTTTATGAGAAAAAAGACAGCTTCGACCGGGACAGATACAAGAAATACTGTTGGGGAGATTTTGAGAATCCAGATACTTTCAACGAATTAAAGAACAAACTAAATATTTGAAATT